AAACAGGCTTGCAATCTGAATCTGTATTGAAATTTAGGCACAAATTTACTGCTTTAATTTTGGGCAACATGCTGACGTAAGTGATTGATAATCAACGGGGCATTTTTTCGTTTTTGCTTAATAAACACCGAGAATGCACCGAGTTGCGCGCCAAACAAAACGCTGATAATCAAATGTTTGTGTGGACTGTATAAAACAAATGTTTGATAAGAGCGCTGCTTTTTCGCGCAAAACGGTGCATAAAAACTCGTTAAAATGCTATTGCTCCAGCATCTTTTTCGTAAGTCTATCGATGGTCTGCTGTTGACTCTCGATAGTCTTGTTCTGACGCTCGACGATCTTCAGCAGATTGGCTTGATTACCCTTCGAGAGCTCTTCGCCCAAAAGGAGATAATTAGCATCGACCCAATCGACGGCATTGATGATTTTCAACATAATATCGTAACCAGGAGCGTTTCTTCCTGATACGATATTCTTGATTGTCGTCCAAGGCACACCGATCTTCTTGGCAAAAGTTGCAATGGTGTGACCTTCTCTCTCGATGATGCCATTGATGCGATCACCGATAGTTTCTGTTGTTACTGTAGTTTCTTCTGTACACATAATTATATCTAATTTCAAACAAATTCACTCAAAATGCTGAAAAATACAAAATAATCAGTGAAATGTTTGGTTATATCACCGAAATATTATACTTTTGCAGCGTGCGAATGTTTCGCACGCTGCAAATATACAAAAAATATCGCACATAATGCTAATTTCAAACAAAAATTTAATAAAATGGGTTTTAGTGAGTACATGAAAAGTCTTCCCTATCCACGAACCAAGGCCGTGGAGGAGATTGCTAGCTTATGCAAAGTGTCTAATAGTTCCGTCTATAGATGGATACAGGGCAAGTCCGAGCCGAACGCTCTATGCAGAGGTCTTGTCTCTGTATATCTTGGTATGCAGGAGAGCGAACTTTTTCCTAATTGTCAATAGTATGGAGTCGATAGAGTTTTACAATACCCCAGAAGGCGATGTCATGTACAAGCCGATTGGGAAGCCGGTGCAAGAGCTTACGCCGGAGAGTAGAGATATCATAGAGGAGATGCTTGATGTTATCAAGAACAGATATCCTCAGGCCTTCAAAGCTCTCTGTGAGCTATATACTGCAAGTGAAATGAATCGCAAGGTTTACGAGTTTAATATTGTTTCCAGGTTCTGCAGATGCAACTTTGGAGAGTATGACGCTCACACTCCAGATATTGATGCAGACGGATTCTTCCATTTCGAGGAGGTTAAATGCCCTCTTCGCGGTGAGTGCAGAATGGAAGGTGCTATCTGCAAGCCGAAGCTGGATTCAAAGCTGACAGATCGGGAGCTGCAGATCATCGAACTTATCTCCAAGGGATTCAGAGCACGAGAGATTGCAGACAGACTATACATCTCTGTAAAGACAGTGCAGCGCCACCGAGAGAATATCAAGGCTAAACTGCAGATGCGTTCTCTGGCCCAAGTCTCTGCTTATTACCACGAACACATCAAAAATAAATAGCGATGCCACCTCTGGAATGCATGAAATGCGTAGATGGCAGAGCCTGCATCAATGGTAGATTCTGCCTGCCGCAGAAAAGATATGTTGAATACGCCAATAAACCTATCTGCAAAAATGAGCAATAAAAAATGGAACAAGAAAGAAGTGACTTACCTGGTTGACAACTATGGTAAGATGAGCCTTGAGGAGTTGTCTGCCAATCTTGGCCGTTCCGTCATGGCTGTGCGTCTCTATGCGCTCCGTCACAGATTAGACGACAAGCACCAAGTAGTAAAAGAAAACCGGCTGAAGAAGCTGCTGGAATATCGTTTCCGTCATCTCGAAGACTTCCATCCGAGCAAGTTCTTCTTCCGGGAGACCGGAATCAATCAGGTGAGATATTGGGATCTGTTCTTCGGGCGGAAGTCAATCAAGCCGGAGGAATACAAGGCTGTTGCCGAATATTTCAATATTACGATTTCGGAGGCATTCGATTCCCTTCAGCTTAATCTTTTCGAACAATAAATATGTATGATATGAAAATCAACTCAAACTTCATCGAGAACGTCAAGAGTAAATTGGATATTGTTGACGTGATCGGTTCATACATCACCCTCACGAAGGCTGGCATCAATTACAAGGGCATTTGCCCGTTCCACAATGATAGCCATCCTTCCATGATGGTGAGCAAGACGAGGCAAACCTATCATTGCTTTGTCTGCGGAGAACATGGAGATGTCCTGGACTTCCTGAAGAAGTACAACCAGATCACATTTCCTGAGGCTCTGCGAATGGCCTGCAAGCTTGCAGATGTAGAATTCCCAGAGCAGGAGGCAACTCCTGAAGAGAACGCTGCATATAAACTTCTGGAATCTCGCCGCATAGCTATTGCTGCAGCTGCCAAATTCTATCAGGGGAACCTATCCCAGGCAGAAAGCTTCCTCAAGCGTCGTGGCTATGACTATACAGACAAGACGCTTGCGGAGTATGGTGTTGGATACGCACCTGTTGGCAATGTAGCTATGAAGCACCTTACGGAGAACGGATATAATCTCCAGGTTCTCACAGACGTTGGGGTATTAGGCAAGTCTCAAGATGGGAGAAGCTATGATTTCTTCCGTGATCGCGTCATGTTTCCGTTCTACGATGTATCAGGAAGAGTTGTTGCGTTTTCCGGAAGAATCGTCACTCCGAATGATAATGCCGGCAAGTATGTCAACACTGGGGAGACTCCTATTTTCAGAAAAGGTCAGCACATTTTCGGACTCTACCAGGCTAAGAGAGCAATCGCCAAAGAGGGATTTGCTTATCTTGTCGAGGGGCAATTTGACGTCATTACCCTCCATAAATATGGGGTAGAGAATGTCATCGGCGGCTCCGGAACCGCATTTACAGGCGACCAGGTAAGGCTTATCATGCGCTTCACCCAGTCTGTGGTCATGATATATGATGCTGATGATGCAGGTATGAAGGCTGCTGTCAAGAACTGCGAGCTGCTGCTGAAGGCTGGTGCAAGTGTCAAGTGCATCCGATTGCCGAAAGGGTACGACCCAGACAGCTATGGCCAGCTCTGCAAGGAAGATACAAAGAAGAAGCTGGCTGAAGCCATCGAGGCCTTCCCGAAGGCAATGAAAAGAATGCTGGTTCCTCGTGGGTGTAAGGATGAAGCTGTCATTGCTGCAGCAATGAATACAATCTCCAATCTCATAGCCTGCGTACAGGATGCAGGGCTCCGTCTCGAGTATATGAAGACTATGGCCAGAGACTTCGATACGAAAATGACCATCCTGGAGGATAAGGTAAGAGATATCCGCCGTAATGTAGATAGTGTCAAGAAGGAAAACCTGCAGCATGGTATCTTTGGTATTGATAGTTTGAAGGAGAATCTGAGAAACAACGAGCCTGCAGTAGTGACCTCATCGATAGATACGTTCATGGAGTCATACGGAGATAATCCTATCGTGTATGTTGCCGGCACGCCATCCTCGACAGATATCGAGAACCTCAGACGTATCTGCTGTTATTTTGTCACCACCGAAGAGGGATGCAGTATCAATACCACTACAGGAGAGGATAGTACCTATATGGCGACGCTCGCGGAGATGTACAAGGCTGGTATCTCTCAGATAAGAGTCATGCACGAGGATAAGGTGGAATCCTTCATCGATTTCTATATCCGCATACATGGAGAGCTGCTGTCTGGATTCCTAGGCGACAAGGTTCCGATTATTACAAGGTGTATCGAGTTGACCAGCTATGCGGAGGAAACCGTGATAACTGTCAACAAGAACCATTACTGCAGTAAATTAGGACTATCCAAGGGCCAGTTCGATGAGATCCGGAAGCCATTCGTCAACAAGCGCAAAAATGTAATGAAGGCGAATGCCCTGAAGGATGATCTCTATGATGATGACTTTGACGGCGACGAGGTTCCCAGTTATGTCAAGGAGGGAGAGTACGCACAGATGTTTCGTGAGTGCAAGTATTATCCTCGTCTTAACAAGCAGGGCATACCAGTCTGTTATATGTTCCAGAATAAGAACGGACGCGGATTCTCTCAGGTTGCAGACTTCTATATGGTTCCTCTGCTCCATATCTTCAACGAAGACTTCGAGCAGAATAAGCGAGTACTGAAGGTAAACCGCCGTTACTTCGACAAGCCATTATATATCGAGGTGCTGTCAAGCTCTCTAAAGAAGATGAGTACCATCGAGGACGTTCTTATCAACTACGAAGGCGTGAACTTCACAGACGGAGAAGAATGGCAGTGGAGACGCATCAAGGAATATATGAGCCGCCATTTCGTTCAGTGCAGGGAGATCCAGGTATATGGCAACCAGCAGTCGGAGGGAATGAGCCGGAAGACAGATGAGCAGTTTTTCGCTTTTGCCAACGGAATTGCCCACGAAGACAAGGACGGGAAATACGTGTTCGAGAAGGTTAACGAGCTGGGAGTTGTCACCCACAATCACATGAACTATTACCTTCCTGCGTTTTCTACCATTTACGCCGGATCCGGGCGACAATCAGATAAGTACGAGTTGATATCTCAGCTGACATACGATGATATTCCTGCCGACAAGCAGGTCAGTTTCGAGAAATGGGCATCCTTAATGGATAAGGTCTATAAGATTAATGACAACGGCAAATGGGCTATCGTTTTTGCCCTGATGTGTGCCTTCAGAAGTAACATACATTGCCTGGATCGACTCTTCACGGCTCCCTTCTTCATGGGTCCGATGTCTTCAGGTAAGACTCAGATCGCGATATCTATCCGTTCTCTCTTCATCAGTCCGACCATCCCGATTTTCAACCTCAATACAGGTACGGACGCGGCCATGAGTACGATGATGGGTACATTCCGTGATGTTCCGGTTGTTCTCGATGAGTATAATAACAAGGATATCTCGGATACCAAGTTTCAGGCGCTGAAGGGTATTGTATATGATGGAGATGGTAAGCAGAAGCGCCGTGGAACCTCTGGAAGAGATATCGAAAACGACAAGGTATTTGCGCCTGTGGTTATCTGTGGCCAGGAGACCCCTCAGCGCGATGATAATGCTCTTATGAGCCGAGTCATCATCTGCGAGGTTCCGAAGCCTAAGAACAGAACACCGGAAGAGACGAAGCTGTTTGAGGAGTTGAAGAATATAGAGAAGAACGTAGGTCTATCCAACGTGTTGCTGAAGGTGTTGTCGCTTCGTCCTGTCGTGATGGATCACTTCAGAGCACTCAAGCAGGAAGCCTACAGCGAACTGAAGAGTGACGTAATCAATTCCGGTGAGATGGACCGACTGATGAAGACAGCTTCCTTATTCCTGGGAATGGTAAAACTGGTGGAGCGATATTCGGATCTGAAGCTTCCGTTTACATACGAGGCGTTCTTCGCCCTGGTGCAGGAGAAGATCAAGTTCCAGTTGTCTCTGATTCGAAGCACAGACAAGCTCGCCATGTTCTTCAACGCAGTCAACAACATGATCGATACTAAGCAGGTGCTCGTTGGCCGAGAAATGCTCATCGAGCAGCCTAAGAGTGTTACGGGTAAGGATTCTCACGGAGACAAGAAAACGTTCGCTTTCGAGCCTGGTACGCATGTTCTGTTCCTCCGTCTCAGCAGCGTGTACTCCATCTACGACAGAAGTGGATACAACAGCGAGAACACAACGCTATCTACCCTGGAGCAGAACCTTCGCTCGCATCCATCATATGTTGGAACCGTACCATCACGCCGCTTCACCTGGGAGGAGACCGTTGAGGTTGCCAAGCAGGATGATCAGGAGACGATGGTAAGAGTCCGTAAGGAGCGCTCTACTTCCACCAGTGCTATTATCATCGACTATGATAAGTTTGTAGAGATGTACAACATCGACTTCAGGCGAGGGGATATCCCTGCCGAGAATACCCCTCAGAGCGCTCCAGAAGCGAATGGGAAGTCTAATACTGATATCAATTCCCAGGAATACAAGCCTGGCTGCATTCCGTTTGACGAGACTGATGCAGGAAAGATGGGAGGAAAGCCGTTCTAGAAGGACGGCTCTTCGTACCTTATAATAGGTATATAATACCCCAATTTAACGATACAAAGATACAAAAAATATTCGAGAAAACCAAGCGAAAAAGCATTTATTTTGAGTTGATTTCGCATATTTCTGCCCACGCAAACCCGGGAGGGTGAGCGTGGGCATTTTTCTTACATACGCGAGGTTTCCAGATGCGAAAAATCCCCCGTACCCCCTAATTTTACAAAAATAACCGGGAAAAGCGATGTTTTGAAAATGTTTTTTAAAAAAACACCTTCCTACAATCCTACAATCCTACAAATGCATTTCTTTTCAAACTATTATTATCTATTATATATCTTATTATCAGTTAGTTAGGTTGTTTTTGCGGTTTTGTAGGATTTGTAGGAAATGGTGTAGGATTGTAGGATGTTGTAGGAAATAAGGATTATTTACATTTTGCCGTTTCCTACATTTTCTTCCTACAAAATACCCCTATTTGTAGGATTGTAGGACGTGTAGGATGCGAAAAAATGAGTGTGTAGGTCAAAAATATGTTTGATAAAATTTGCTTAACTCGCTGATTTTTAGTATCTTTGCATTATCGTACCTGCGATTTGTAGGATTGTAGGACGGTAGGACGCAAAAATAAACAAAAACAATATGGAAAGAAAAAAACGTCTCACGAAACGAATTGCTTCAGTCAGAATCGAGCCATACCTGGCAGAGTACATTCAAAAAAAGCTGGAAATTGAGCCCGAAACGGGCGGAGTAAAGATACCTTACACCACGGATTTGTATTACGTGGTGTGGAATCTCATGGCCAAGCCGGATGCGAACAGCGTTGGCCAAGAAGACTGTAACCTCACCATCTATCTTCCTTCCCGCCGCTCCTGTATGGATGGCCATCCAGGCAAGGATCCTGCCTATTACAACTATCTGTCGCAGCGGGCAGCCAAAAAGATAGAGGAGCACATCCGTCTGCTCTTCAACTTCGAGTTCCACCGCATCATGCTGGAGAACGAGGAACTTGGAAGGCCGAAGCGCAACCAGGATGTCGTGGAAGAGTTCATCAGAACGTACCATCTGAAGTCGATATCATCGGATGCGCTTCTGAAGAACTTTTATCGCTACAGACAGCGGCTCTGCCCTAAAATTCCGCGAAAATACCAAAAAAAACGCGGTGTTTAATTATTTTTAATACATACCGAGTATAAAATAATGTCACCCAAAAATTAGCAATAATCACTCTAAAAATACGCATTATGATAGAATTTTCTTGTCTTGTGGGTGTCTCCCTCGTCGGGAGCCCCGAAAAGTGGGATATGTTTATGGCAGATCCCTTCACTTTTGAACCAGCCATGACCGAGGATAATGGTGGTGTGTATTGGGATTGCAGCAAGACTTTCGTGGTCGATTTGCCCGATAATGATATGATTAATGAGCTTAGGGTTGCTCGCAACGCTATTGTCTCCCTCTCAGACGTTAGCCATGCAAATGGTTTGCAGGATCCGGTAGAATATAGAATAGGTACGGAAAATCTCCCGGCGAGGGTGCAGCTCGTGAAGCATCTCAACAAGGCGAAGCTGATCGTTAATTGTAAAATGCTTCGCAATCCGCTTGGGTGAGGTCTTTTCTATACCTATTATAATAATGTACCTTTGTAGAAAACTTATATCAAGATGGACGAAATACAGACCCTTCTGCTCTCCACGCATCCGCTATGGATTACGGAAGATGCCTACCGTCGGCTGATGGTGGCAGCTTTCCCGCTCTATAGTAACGTGGCTAGCATCGAACATAAGAGAGCCGAGCAGGCAATGACCATAGCCGAGGTTCGGGAATATCTCAAGACTCATACATTCTATCAGTATGAGACTCATAAAGCTCTGGAGATCCTATCCTCCAAGGCTGCCCAGAGTGAAGATACCAAGGATGTGCAGCTTACCGACGAATATGATTCTCCTTCACTGAATGAAGGATCTATCGCCTATCACCGTATATTTGGTGTCGTGTCAGCAGATAGCTACTGGTACTTCTCTTCCAGACAGCTGGAGCAGGATATCATGGCAGCAGAGAACAATCCTCAGATATCTGCCCACCTGCTTCATATCAACTCTCCTGGAGGAGAAGCCTGGTACATGGACCGCCTGAGTGAGACTTTGCGCAACGCAAAAAAGCCGATTCTCGCCATCTACGAGGAATATTGCGCATCGGCAGCCTATTATATCGGTTGTCATGGCCAGAAGCTCTATGCAACGACCGGCCACGACTTCGTAGGCTGCATCGGCACAATGTGTTCCTTCTGGAACTTCGAGCCTTACTTTGAGAAGCTGGGATTGAAGAAGATTACCGCCAAGGCTACCAATTCGACCAGAAAGAATAAGGTCTTCGAGGATCTGAAGGATGGCAAGACGGAAGAGTACATCAAGAATGTGCTCGATCCGATGAACGAGCAGTTCCTGGCAGAAGTCAAGGCCATGCGCCCTAAACTATCTGAACTCGGCGACGATGCTCCTGTTCTTCAGGGTGAGAGCTTCTACACAGATCCTGCCGAGGAAGTTGGACTCATCGATGGCAAGCGAACCTTACTCGAGGCTATTGCCGAGGTTGCGCAGATGGGAGATGCTTATATGGGAACCCAGAACCTGTATGGACTCTGTTAATACTTAGATAAGAATTTTGTTTGTTTCTATTGTTGTTTTAATATTTAGTTAATTTGTTTATATGAATTTCAAAGCAAGACTTAACAAAGTTCTCGAGAAACTTGGCTTCGTCAAGAAGTTCGAGAACAAGAGCCTGACTTCAGAGGAGTACAAGGCTCTTTGCGAGGAATACCAGAAAGAGTACCAGAGTACTCTCGTCGATGACCTTGCAGCCGAGAACAGTGCAGCCGAAGAGGCAGAGCATCAGCAGCAGATCAACTCCCTCTACGCTATCGTATCCAAGGCCAACAATGCCGCTGGTGATGATGGAGACAATGATGATGAGGGCAAGGATTCTGATGATGGCAAAAAGAATGAGAACAGTCAGCAGCCTGCCGGTGCTTCTCAGAACGTAAGTTACGAGCAGCTCACCAAGGCTGTGTCTGGTCTCGCAGAGAACGTGATGAAGATGGCGCAGGGTACTGCTCCTGACAAGCCTGCTGCCCACGTCACTGCTCCTTCTATTCCTATCAACGGCTTCGAGTCGAACAGCAACTATCTCTTCGGTGTCGAGCACTCTATGTTTGACATGAAGAAACGCTGGAACCAGATTACAGTCAATCCGGCACTTGCCTTAGCGTCTGAACCTGATGAGGAGAGCGATGGCAAGGCATTCCGCAAGGAGTCTATGGCGTTCGCAAGATCTCTTCAGCAGCGCTACAAGTATCACCAGAGCCGCAATGAGCTTGGTGACGTCAAGGCGCTTGCTTCTGGCCAGTTCGCCACCAACTATGGCGGTGTGGATAATGCCGGCTTGGGCAATCAGTTCGTCATTCTCCGCCAGGATGCTCTTATCGCACGTATTCTGGAGCTTCGCAATCTTACCGAATACTTCCCAGTTCGCTATGGTGTGCAGGACCGCGATATCCTCTTCAATGCCTTCTTCGATGAGGTATCTCAGGGCTACCAGCCAGGTGAGATCTACAAGGGTGGCATGCAGCTCGAGAACGAGATGGGTTACGTGGATGACGCCATGATCAAGGTGCAGTTCGGCCCGATGAAGGAGATTGAGCGCAAGTATATCGCTTACCTCAACAAGGAGGGTTCTGATCCTATCAAGTGGTCTATGATTGAGTTCTGTCTGCTTAACCTTCTCAAGAAGGCTCAGGACGAGCAGAATCAGCGCCGTATGCGTGGTATCTATGTGAAGCCAGAGGATGGTCAGCCTTCCAGCTATCTCAATGCTGGTACTGGTATCTGGTACACTCTGCTTCGCTATATCCACGACTACAGCATCAAGCCATTCGCCAACAAGAGCTACAACACCTATACTTCAGCTAATATGCTGGATGCGGTCAAGGAGTTCATCACAGACGTCAAGACCCACCTTACTGAAGGTATGACGCTCGATAAGCACGTTCTCTACCTCAACGAGAACCACATCGACTGGTGGCTTGCCAACTGCCGCGAGACCTATGGTAAGGATCTCGACTTCACAGGCCCTGACGGCTACAAGAACCGTGTGCCAGACTCTACCATTCAGATTAAGTGGCTCCCATACGAGGGTAAGTCTTGCTGGATGTTCCTGGATATTCCTGGCAACCTCCAGTTCGTGGAGTATCTCCCAGGCGAGATGTTTGCTGTCAAGATGGAGGAGCAGATGGAGATGGTTCGTGCATGGAGTACCTGGAAGGAGGGTTGCGGTGCAGCCTTCACCGGACGCAAGTTCGAAACCAAGGCAGATATGGACGACAACGACTACGAGTTCCAGCAGATCTTTACCAACCTGCCTGCTACAGTCATCGGTGCCGAGATTGACGGCGGAAGCGGCTTCTGGCACATCTCAGACGCAAAGACATCAGCTACAGCCATCACTGAGATCAAGAAGGCTAAGCAGGGTGTAGCTTACTGCATCGAGATTGGTGAGGATGATGCTACCCACGGTCTTACTATCGCCAAGAGCGGTAATTTTGCCAACATCACAGCCGAGTGGACTCCTAGCCAGCCAGGCGACTACATCATGGTTATCCTCGGCAAAGATAACAAGTACCGTGAGCTCGAGCGCCGCGTAGGTGGCAAGCGAACCGTCAACAAGGCTGTTCAGCCTAACGTTCCTGGTGGACGTTGATTCATAATATATTAGTATTTAGTGTTAATTCGTAGGTGGGGTACACCATGTACTCTGCCTACACATTTTCAGAAAAGATTATGAAGAAAAACAATATTCCAGTACGTCACCGTGCGTACAATCCCAACAAGGGATACAGTTATGCCCAGCACAAGGGCCGTCTTCTCTTCATGACGATCATGATGCTGCTTGGCATTGTCTCGCTCCTTCAGATGCTTGATAATCCAACATCATCCATGGGTATGGGTGGAGCCGGCGTTTCCATGGCTTCATTCGTAGCCCTTACCGCAATCGATGACGTAACCGACCGCGACACCCATGGTTCTGCCATTGCCTACCAGGTTGTGCTGGTCCCTACATCTCTCATCGATATGACCAAGGCATTCCCGCAGCCGGATAAAGACCGAATGGTGAAGGCGATGCCGTTTAAAACCGCAGCTGCAGATACGCTGAAGGCTTATCTCTTCGATGCCCACGACATTCCAACGTTCACCGCTACGACCGAGAAGGGAGACATCACAACTTCCGGCGAGAATAACCTGGTGATCATCATGGGCGGTACTCGTGTGGATCTCTACAACTTCATCGAGCAGTATGCCGGCGGCAAGTTCATCATCCTCTATAAGCACGTGAAGGATACCCAGTGGTATATCATCGGCGAGCCAGAGCGGCCAATGATTCTCAACAACACCGAGACCAAGGACGATAAGGATGGCCGTTACACCACCTTCACCTTCAAGCGCACATCTGTCGATCTCCCTTGTCTCTATGCAGAGGATCCTCTTGGTGTGGCTACTGATGCAGTTAGTCAATCGGCTGATACTACTCAGCGGAAGGCTGTAAGTAAATAATTCTATTTCCCAAAATAATTTTTCTTCTAAATTCTCAAAAGGTGTGTCGCCATCAAAAGGTGGCGCACCTTTATTAATATATAATAAGGTATGTATAACAGAAGAGAAAAACTGCAGCTGTTCAATCAGCTGAGAGGAGAGGAACATGCCAAGGCAGACCTCTCGCTCCTGGATGACGAAAATCCACGCCATCCTAAGCTTACCCGTTTTGCCCGTGACCCTCAACGTTACGCTGACGAAATTCTCTATGCACTCCTGGATATCTGCGATGCAGACGAAATCGAGGATAACCGCAAATTCATTAAAGGCATGGAAGATGCTTCGAGTGAAACTTTAACGGACGGGGTGGAGAACGGTCCGGAGGGTTCAGGCAACACTTTAACAGGTGAAGCCGGGAAAGGTCCTAATGATTCAAGTAAAGCTTTAACTGGTGAAGAGGAGAAAGATCCATATGGTTCAAGCAAAACTTCAGCAGATGAAGCCGAGAAAGGCTCGGGTGATTCAAGTGAAACTTTAACGAAGGAACAAGAGGAAGAGAAATCTTCTGAAGAAACTCCTTCAGACGACCCAGGCACGGAAGAAGCTCCTGATACTCCTGAAGGCAAGGCGCCACCAGAAGAAACCGCTGAAGCTGCCGGGCAGGAGGAAGACGGAAAAAAAAAGTAGTCCAAAAGGAAGAGGAATATCCTAACATCGACTGGGACAACCTCTATAACGAGGACGTGCAGATGGCTACCGTCATCTACAACGACCGTATCAACACCTGGCGCAAGATGAAGAAACTCGACGAGGTTCTAGACAAGAAGCCGAAGGAGCGGGACGTGGCTGCCATGGCAGAACTCCGCATCAGGAACCTTCAGGCCTTCGAGGAGCTGAAGGCATACAACGATACAGGCAAGTTCCTCTACAAGCACCCGCTTCTGAGAGGCAAGTCTGAGTTCGATGAACTCGTGAAGCTCTTCAGGAAGGACCCGGCTGAGTTTCTTCATAAGCATAAGAATGTGCTCGATAATATCAAGCGCTACAAGAGTTATATTAAAAGAAACGATCGCAAGGACAAACGTGCCAGCGACCGTGAAAACCTCCAGCGCCATCAGGAGCGTGAACGCATGTTCAAGATGGTGATGGAACAATACAGTGATCAATCAGATGGATAAGAAGGAATTACGAAAGATAGCAGAAACCTGCGTTCAGATGGTCAAAAACGGAGGTGTGCTTGAGCAAGCTCAGCTCAAGGCAGACGCCAAGATAGCCGAGCAGGCAGAAGCCGGAGACCTCGATGCCATCAAGCTTCTGAACGAGCGTATGCAGGACCGTGAGGAGCTGAAACTGAGAAAGGAGTTGTTCGGCGTATGAAAAGTGAGATAGAAAAACTGGAAAGTGTACATCCGGATCTTATCACCACCTTCCTCACCACGGGCGATGGTGAAGGCATTCCGGAGGACGTGAAGACCTTCCTGAAGCAGTTGCAGTGGGCTGCCGAGATTTACGAGTATGAGCGCAACATTACCCGTGGAGCCCGCCAGCTCAAGCAGCGCATAGCCGCACAGCAGAAGATCTCCCTCGATGTGCGTACCTGCATGACCCGCATCAACCAGGCGATATCCTACTTCAATGTTGACTGCAACGTGAGCATCAAGGTCTGGGAGAACGATTTTGCCAACAAGTACGAAGACCTTGCCAAGCTCTGCTCTGCCAAGCGCGACTACAAGATGCAGAAGGCCTGTATGGATCAGGCACTGGAATGCCGCCGCCGTGCATCAGAGCAGGCTGAAGCCGACCGAGACCTCGGCGTGGTGTTCCTCATCACTCCTGAGATCACTCCTGAGGAGTTGGGTTTTCAGAAAAAGAGTCTCAAGGAGATTGCCGCCAAGCACAACCGCGGCTTCTATATTTCGCTCATCGATGGTTTGCCTATCGAGAGCTCAGAGAAGAAACGTCTGCTTCGTGATGCTGATATTCAGGAAGCGGAAATAGTGGAGGAAATAAGCGATGAGCCAACTGATATTGAATGATAATACTATAGGAGAGTTCGAGCATTACTACATGAATAACATGCAGCTGCTTGCCAACATCATCGATCCAAATATGCTTTTTGCCGAGGTAGCCCGTGCCGGAGGTAAGACTGAAGGTGTGACGGGTCCTCGTCTGATACGTGTTGCCAATGATATGCCGGGAGAGCTTTCTTTCCTGGTTCACAAGACCTACGTGGCGCTGATGACCAACGTCTGGCCTAACATCCAGGCATACTTCTCCCGCCAGGTTGTGGTGAACGGTCAGCAGCGCCCTATGCTGGAATATGGCATCGATTACGTGGTAGGGGAGAGCACGCTGCCTTCCCACTTCCGCAAGCCGAGATACCCGATAGCCTATGCCAAGCATAGCGTGATCTTCCGCAATGGCGCCCACCTTCAGCTGGTATCAAGTGACCAGCCGGAATCCGTGGCAGGTAGAAATGCCGTGCACGCCTTCGTGGAGGAGATGAAGCATAACAGTGGAGAGAAGCTGAAGACCCGACTCTTCCCATCTTTGCGTGGAGGTCCAGCCAATGTGCGATGTTCTGCTTACTATGAAGGTGTTACCGGTGTGAGTGATACCGCCCGTGTTGACCTCGGAGAGGATGACTGGTTCGAGGAGTACGAGAAGAAGGTGAACCCGAAGCTTATCGAGGAGATCGCTACCGTTTCCCTGGAACTCAACAAGAGTCTCTACCGGCTTTTCATCCTCAGACAGCAGGAGCGAGACTCCAAGGATCCGGTACTCCTGGAGAAGATGCGACTCGAGACGGTCAGGCTCAATTCCTTCGTGGAGCGGTGGAAGCCGCGCCTTGCCGATATGAGACGCAACGCCATCTTCTACATCCGTGCATCCTCCTTCTGCAACAAGGATATCCTAGGTCCTAAGTTCTTCAAGACGCAGCTCGATACCCTTGATATCGACGAGTTCCTTACCGCCATCTGTGCCATCCGCCACAAGGAAGTGACCAACAAGTTCTTCATCAACTACGACCACGTAAGGCATCAGTTCAAGGACAGTTACAAGTATGAGTCGATTCTTCGCCTGAACCTGAAGGATAGATTTATCCTTTCTGCCGAGTATCTGCTTCATTACGACCCCCAGGAACCGCTCTACATGGGCTATGACCCCGGCAACTTCCAGTCGCTCATCGTAGCCCAGAAGAAGGATTATGGCAGAAGGCTCGACATCATCAAGGAGTTCTTTGCCTTCCTGCCCAAGGACTACAACGACCTGGTGGCAGAGGTGCATCAGTTCTTCGGATCCGCAGCAGTCAACAAGACCATCTATCTCTACCCGGACCGCGCCGGCAACAAGCGCAAGGAGGAACGGGAACAGATAACCACCGACTCGCTCAACCTGAAGGCAGCGCTGGAGTCGTATGGCTTCATGGTGGTGCTCTACAACGAGGATGCACCTACCATCTACCACTGGCAGCAGTTCAAGCTCTGCCAGATGCTCTTCGGGGAGCGCAGCCCGCTGCTCCCTGTCGTGCGCATCGATGAGAACGAGTGCAAGAACCTGTGCAGCGCCATCATGATCTCTCCTCTGAAGAAGACGGAGGGCAAGATAGAGCTCGACAAGAGTTCGGAGAAGAAGCAGCAGCTCAAGAACCAGGCAGGGCTCACCACGCAGCTTCCTTCAGCCATGATTTACCTGCTCTACGGTCTCTATTCTGATGCCGTGAAAGCGGAATTAAGTACGTATCCTACCGATTTACCCGACAATTTCGAGATATAAACGGTGGATAATGCTATGGTTTCGCAGCAATAAAATTACTGCAGGAATCAATAATTCAGGTAAAATGAAGGGGTGCAAAACGCAAGATGCTGATAATCAGCCCAAGCAGCCCCGGCAGGGAAAAATCCCAGAAAAACGTGTCACGGAATTGTGCACGCACCGCTGGGAAGAGGAATAGAGGTGCAGGCCTTACGATTCCCGAAAATATGACGGCAGCAGGGTGCAGCCGGTCTTTTGCAGGGCGATATTTTTTTGCTAACTTCGCATCGTTATGAACAGAAAGAGCAAGAACATCATCATGGATGGCATCACGGCGCTGCAGTGGGCCAGGGAGATCAGTAAGCTGCCCGATGGGGAGTTTACCCTGGTCTTCTTTCCCTATTCCAGGCAGAGAGACGAGGCAAGCACCGAGCTTCAGGTGCGCCATCACTGCAAGTACCGCACTCAGTTGCCAAGGGAGCGCTTCGCCATCGATGGTGAGAACTACTTCCTCTATACCGACGAGGACGGGAATCCCAAGATGTGCTACCGCATTCTCATCAGGTACATGGGGTTCCCTCAGGACGGATTTAAATTACACAAAATAGATTGGCTATGAACGATTACGAAATAGATATGTATGGCAATGCCGGCATCTATCTTGCCGATGGCAATACCTTCACCTTCCAGCTGGGCGAGGGTGATCCTGCCTTGGATGCAGAGCAGCTCTTCCAGTCACCACTCCTGGAGTCTCCGTTCGGTGGTACGCTCTGGATGCAGCAGCACCAGTATCTGGGCATACAGGGTTATCAGGTATTGATGCGCGGCTATAACAACCAGCAGTGTGAGGAAATAACCAAGGAGATCAAGGAGAACCGACTGCTTCCACGTCTCTACTCCAAGGAGATCAAGATGCTCTATGGCCATGGGCTTGCAGTATATAAGCAAGCTATCGAGGACGGCAAGCTGGTACGCAAGTACGAGGAGCAGCCCGAAGTGATGGAGTGGCTCGACTCCTGGAGTTCCCGGGGCATCCCATCGGTAGAGGAGTTCTGCAAGACCTGCATCAAGAACTACTATTACTTCGGTGACTTCTTCGTGAAGTGGCGCTTCACCCGAGGCAAGATGATAGGCATGGGCAAGCCGGTGGCAGCACTGGAAGCCATGGAGAACCGCTACTGCCGACTGGCAACTACCCGCCACGATGTAGCTTCCGAGCTGGTTTCCTACAGCGATTTCCGCCAGGTAGTGGTAGGTCGATTTGCCTATGGCTTGTCAAGTTACTCGGTTTATCCGAAGTTCAGCTTCAGCGAGGTGGACAACTACAACTACGCTGCAATCTCCCATCACCGGGAGAAATCGGTGGATGAATACTACGGATCCAACGAGACCCATCAGGGAGCCAGACCTTCCATCCTGGGCAGCAACAAGACGGCACGCTACATCAACAGTTTTCTGAAAAACTCGCTTGCCGCAAAGGTGCACGTCATCATTCCGAATGCCTGGATCCAGAGCAAGCGCACCCAGATGACCAAGCTCTGCGAGGAGAACAAGCGGCGCAAGGCGAAGGGTTTGGAGCTGCTGAAGTACAACGGCATCGATATCGGTACAGACTTCAAGGAGTCGTGCATGGTACGCTACGTCCGCGACGAGGTGCGCAAGTTCAGCACCTATCTCTCCGGCGCCGACAATCAGGGCAAGGGATTCTCCTCCATCTCCTTCATGGATGCCCAGGGTCACGAGCAGTCGTGGAAGGTGGAGACCATCGACCTCAAGTACAAGGAGTACATCGATGCGCTCATCTCCTACGACAAGCGCACCGACCAGGCTCTTCTCTCTTCCGTGGGTCTCGATTCAGCCATATCTGCAGTAGATAAGGATGGAGTGATCTCGAAGAGTGGAAGCGATACCTATTATAATTATCTCATCTACATCATGTCGCTCACCTCCGAGGATGAGGTCTGTGCAGAACCGCTCAACTGGGCACTGCGCCTGAACTTCCCGGAACTCTACAGGCAGGGCTGCCGTCTGGGCTTCTATCGCGAGGTTCCGCAGCGACAGGAAGATATCTCTCCGGATGACCGATTAAACCGCCAGCAGTCATGAACAAGAAATTTCAACTCAAAGACCTCTTCAGCAGCTACGCACAGTTCTGCAACAGTGCGCCAGGTGCTGATACCAGCGCCGACTTCGACAGCCTTCGGGGTTCTGCCGTTGCCGCACGCAAGCGTATTGTTGCCATTATTGGCAGCAATACGTTCTTCGATATTGTTGCCATCGGGGATGAAGACAGCTGCCTGAAGGATTTCCTCCGTGCAGCCATGGCGAACCTTACGCTTGCCACGCAGATCATCTTCGATGCCGTAAACCGCAGGAAGAACGATGTGAATCTCTACAAGTACGAGCTTGAAGGCATGAAGCGCTCGTACATGGAGAATTACTTCAATGCGATGGATTCGCTGATTTCGGAGCTTACCGAGGAAATCAGCGACGATGAAACCGCCGAAATCCGCCTAGCCATGGAAGACTGGCGCAAGACCAACTACTACAGGATGCTCAGCCAGCTGAAGGTAGATACAGCCGATGAATTCGATGAAATTTACCCTATCGACCTCTCGTACCTCTTCTTCTTCCGCTGCGTACCCCTGCAGAAGGAGGTGCTCGACGAGAGCATAGGCGCCTACTTCGAGCGGCTGGAGAAGGGTGGGGAAGACCAGACCTTTGCCGAGTTCGGACAAAAGGCGCTGCCTATGCTGAAGCGTGCCCTGGTGAAGAAGACCGTGGCGAAATCGCTCCGGCGCTTCGATATCCTGGAATTCCCCGCCACCATCCGCAACCTCTTCGAAGACAATACCGCCACCCGTTCGGGCAGCGATGAAGCAAGCCGGGCTCTCCTGCTGGCTACCCAGCTGGAAGGCGAGGCAGAAGACCTGCTCCACAATGTGGATATGCTGCTCGATGCCCAGGAAGGCAATGATTTCCTCTCCTTCTCGGCAGAGAACCGGCCGGATGATAATATGTACTTAATGCCATAGCTTATGAAAAAATCGATATCCGTAAGAGCCAACGGGAAGGAATACGAAATCCCGAACTCATGGGAACTACTCACTTCTGAGCAGTTCCTGAAGCTTGTAGAGCTGCTTTCGCTCCTGGAGAATGGGCAGTATCCCCCAGGCGCCATCAAGTGCCTGTTCCTCTGCTACCTGATGAAGTGGGATCTGGGAAAGATTAAAAGAGACGAGAAGGCTCTCGAGAACTTCATGGCGATAGCCGACCAGCTTACCTTCATCTTCAAGGAGGCTGAAGGCAAGATAGTGCTCGATCTCTGCTTCTGCCGCCAGCAGCTGCCTATCCTCTTCATCGACCAGAAGGCGTATTACGGCTACGAGATCAATACGGACTTCCAGTCGCTCACCTGCTCGCTCACGGCCCTGCAGTATATCGAGGCGCGCCAGCTTCTCGATATGGGCGAGGCGAGTCTGCCGCTGCTGGCAGCCGTACTCTATTGCAAGGGTGAATATTCCTCGGAGAAGGCACAGAAGCTGGCACAGCAGTTCAGGAAGCTGCCTGGCAATACGCTCATGGCGATAGCCTTGAACTTTACTGCAGTAAACAACTTCCTCTTCTCGAAGACGGAATTCTCGCTGCTCACCCAGTTTGCGGTGCAGCCGGGCAGCTGCAGCATCACTACCGATGCCACCGATGCGCTCTACGACCTCTCGAAGGACGGGCTGGGCAATGCTCACCAGGTAGAGCAGATGAATGTGCTCACCTACCTGCGCATCCTGCGCAAGAAGACCATCGACGGAGTGAAGAGCCTGAAGGCATCCGGTATGGACGTGGCAAAGATAGCCACCGAGGTGGGACTGCCCATCGATATCATCAACAAGATAGTATAACCAGGCAGGAAAACGCATTCCTGCGAAAAAATTATAAGCTTATGTTATTGGATCTATTTACATATTTTGCCAAGTTTCCTGCTTCTGCAGGTGTTACCAAGGGTATCGCCACCAAGGGTGAGAGCAGTAGTATGGAAGAATATGCCACCGTGCTCAGCATGCTGGGCAATATGCAGGATAAGGAGAAGGAACTGGTTCCCGAGATAGAGAACTACGTATATGGCCAGTCGTTTGACGAGCTGAAGCAGCGCATCGACAAGCTCACCGGCTCCTTCCTCTTCGTGGATTACGGCGAGGTGGATATGCAGAGCGATGGCCGCAGAAGCTTCGAGTGTACCCAGCGCATAGCGGTGACGGTGGCCATGAAGCTGCCCAATACATCGGATATGCTCGAACGCATCATAGCCAACGACCGCACCCTCCAGATGCTCTCCAAGATCCACGCACGCATCATGGCAGATGCCGAGCGGGAGGAGCTCTACTGGATGGACCGCGACAGCGTTGCCAACTGCGAAATCATTCCTTTTGTCTCTGCCGAGCTGCAGAGCTACGGGTGGACGCTGATGCTCTCAGCCACCGGTGCAGATATCCTGGACACCCACCACATAGCCCGGAAGATGATGAAAGGCTAGTCCTTTGCCACCTGCAGGAAAAAGCGTATCTTTGCAACGTCTTACAACAAAAAGACCTTCGATATGAAACAATTAAAACGTAATATACCGATGATAGCAATCACATCACTCCCGATCACGATAGTGACGGAGGGGTTCCAGTATGTTTATCAGGACTGGGAGTTTGCCAAGTGGATAGCGGTGGCAATCACCATCGATACCATATTGGGTGTGTGGAAGCATTTCATTCACAAGGATGCATCGAGCGAATCGTTCTTCTCCCGGTTCACCCGCAAGATTGTGATATATATCTTCCTGATGATTCTCAGCAATTTTGCCAGCCATGCCACCGTCGGTGGCACCGTGGTAGGCCCGATGCAGTGGATTGGTACTTATCTCTGCGTGTTCATGATGGTGAGGGAGATATTCTCCATCATAGAGAACATCCAGGCGATATATCCCATACTGCCCAAGAACTTCGTGAAGCGTATGAAGGATTTCAACGACAGCGGAGAATATATCAGCGGCAAGCCTATCAGGTTCTCTGACAAGGATGCCCAGGAAGAAGTTTGATTCGTTAAATGATTAATATATATATATAAGGTATGCCAAACAAAACTCAGATGGCCTTCGCCCGGCAGGTATATGCTGCAGCCGTGGAGGCAAACACAGAAATAGATCCTGCATTCGTCACCGCCCAGGCAATGCTTGAGACGGGATGGGGTTCCAAGGTGATCGGTCAGGCCAACCTCTTCGGCATCACCAAGGGAAGCCAGTGGGATGGTCCTATCGTGATGGTGAAGACCCACGAGTATCTCAAGACTCCCAACCAGAAATTCAAGGCTCCCGACCGCGTCATCTCCGTATGCAAGGTGAAGAACAAGAACCTCTACTACTATACGGTAGAGCGAGCCTTCAAGGATTTCTCCTCTATAGGCGAGTGTCTGAAGGAGCATGAGCGGCTTTTCCAGAAGCCGGGCTACAAGGATGCATGGCCATTCCGCAAGGATGCCTACCAGTTTGCCCGAAAGATATGCGACGAGGTGGGGTGCAAGTATGCCACTGATCCGGCATACCTCAACATTATCACCTCGATCATCAAGACCGTGAAGTCAAAATGCAGATAAGATAGTTTTATAGGTTTATTAGTTAATAGTCAGTAGTTTTTTTTGTTTAGTGTTTAGTTAGTTGTGAAGATGCAAGAAACTAGTTTTTCGAGTTTTCTTAAGGTTGTCGTGCTGGCGCTCATTCCTCTGGCGGCAGTGATGTTGCTGCGGGAATGCCATAACTACAAGAAGTTTTGTGAGCGCACCAGCAGAAATCAGGATTTACTACTTCATAACGGTGAGGTGGAGATCGGGCAGACGCAGTCAGGTAAGCCGATGGCATCAGTTTCAGCCATATTGCTGGAGCCGTCCAGCCTAAAGCGTAACCCCGATTCTCTCCTTGCCGTTACCAAGAAGGAACTGAAGATCAAGAACAGCCGGATGGTGGCAGCAGCCAGAACCTCCTCTTCTTCCTCGGTCGATATTCATGCCGCCGTTACCTCCGGCTCTACAGATACTACAGCGCAACGTTCTGATATGCTTCTTTATATGCCCCCGCAGAGGATATCCTGGAGTGATCCATGGGTGAGTCTGCGGGGGACTATGGAGGCCGACAGCTTCCATGCCCATATAGAGATCAGGGATACCCTGCAGATGATCATCCACAGGGTGCCGAAGAAGTTCCTCTTCTTCAGATACGGAACCAAGGCTGTGCGCATGGAGGTGGTGAGCCAGAATCCGCATACCAGGCTCTCCTATCCCAAATTGCTTATTTTTGCCAAATAGATGATAGAATATTAAATCTTTGAATGATTGAGTTAGTTAGGGGAAAGATATGCTATAATCAACTCATACGTTAAGTATATGTAGATTTCTTTTACTAATGGTTAGAATGTTTCACAGGCGTGTGTTAATAATTCGCTCCACCCGTTTCCTATCGGGTCCGTTCTGTACGGAATGGGAACGGGATTTCAAACAAATAATAATGTGCAATTCAGCCCTGGTGCGTGAAGCATCGGGGCTTTTTCGTGCCTTTTCTGAAAATAATCAGCCAAATGTTTGATGGTTTCAAAGAAAAGTGCTATCTTTGCAGGCGGAATGAAGAAATAAACGATAGCTATTCGTAGGCAGGGCATGGCTTGCGCATGGCGACAGTTATAAGATGCACACTCTCACAGTGGCTCGTGCTGAAGGAATGCCCTCCGGATGCACGGGCCCTTTTTTATGATTATGAAACCAACAGACGATGACGACTGGATTCCTCAGCGTGGAGGTGGAGACGACCGCTCAAATGGCGGAACCGTGATACATCCCCAGAACAGAGGCTAGAAGCGAGATGGCGGTGATGATGGTGGCGATGATGACAGTACACCTGATCACCGTCATTGCTTTTTCTATATGGTCACAGCGGTCGGCAAGAATACTCTTGTTGCGGTCGATGATATCCTGGTTATGGCGGATGGCATCGAGCAGGGTATTGATGGAGTATAGGGAGTTCATCTCTTCCTGGTTGTACCCGTTCTTCAGGAGCCTGTCGATATTCTCCTCCTGTATCATATTCCTGGGCTCGTTGCCCGTATGCCGGAAGGGGTGTACCCACAGTACCTGGTTTACCATGATGTATAGCGCAATAAAGATGCCTGACCATAGAACTACAGCAGTAGAGAGCTGCCATAAAGACGGGCTGGAGAATACGAATGCCGTGAGGGCGATGAACACCGTGAGCAGGAACCCTGTCATGGTGTAGGCACGGTCGGTGGACTTGCGGAGCTGCTCCAGCGTGCTGCTGGCCATTCTGTCTGAGCGTTCCAGGATGATGCGGGCTGTGTGCTCGTTCAGGTTCTTGCGAACCTTGTTACTTATTATCTTTTCCATACCTTATATATATTAATAGGTGAAACGTATCTTTTCTGCAAAGATACACTTTTTCCCGCTCATTTTCTATCTTTTCATGAATAGAAAGCTTAAACATAGTTAATACGACGATTTTTCGTATTAGATATTTGGCTACTACGAAAAATAGTAGTATCTTTGCAGCGTCTTAAAAGAAAACGAAATGAAAAAGATTTTAGTAACAGAAAAAGAGGAAGAACTGATAGAAGCTATCAGAAACTTCCGAAAGTCATACCCTAGAGGTAATCCGCAGTTATTATGGTACGCTCAGCAGCTGTTTGATGAGATGATTGAGCCACCCGAGTATTACACCAAGTATTAACAGAACCCCTCCCTTCGGGGAGGGCATTAAAAAGCATAAGATTATGGAAGTAACAATGAAGCAGGCTAAGGACAGCACAGTAAAGCAGCGCATACAGGATATCCAGATGACGGTATCATGGCGCGAGATAGCACACGCCTATTTCGGAAAATCGGCATCATGGCTTTATCATAAGTTCGATGGTATTGACGGTAATGGCGGTGTAGGCGGTTTCACCGAAGAGGAGAAGGTTATGCTCCGTGGAGCACTTTGCGATGTTTCCAATCGCTTGCGTGCGGCTGCGGACAGGATATAATGAGGCTGGGGTCATCGTTCCCCATAAGACAGAAGTCGCCATAGCCTTGTGGCGCATTGCAGTTAGCATAGCTAACATGTTCAATAACTCAACTCAGCCCCGGTGCAGCAATGCATCGGGGCCTTTTCTTGCTATTTTCTGAAAATAATCAGTAAAATGTTTGATGGTTTCGAAGAAAAGTGTTATCTTTGCAGGCGTAATGATGACATTGAACTAGGGTTGTGTGCAGATTGAGCAGAGTTTGTACATAACAAGTGAAAAGAAATACAGCTGTGTGGCTCGTGCTGAAGGAATGCCCTCCGGATGCACGGGCCCTTTTTTATGATTATGAAACCAAACTACAATGAGGATGGTTGGCCAGAGGATCCGAACAGTTATCCGGATACATCAAGTCACGGGGAGAATCCCAAGAAAAGATAAGGCCAGCAGGATGACCGTAGTCATTGCACTCACTATTACCGAGGCAATGATTGCGGTCATCGCTCGTTTTACGTGGTGGTTTCTTCTGTTAAGGCAGGCGCGGTTATGCTCCGTGGCGCTAAGGGTGTGCCTGATGGATGATATCACGAGATGGTGCAGGTATTCATCGTTTGCCTTTCCTTCATCCTGCAAGCCCTTGTTCATGGCCACATCTACCAGGTCATCCCTCAGCATCATGGCGGCATCATCGCCCGATGCCATGAAGTCGTGTACCCACATTACCTTACAGAACAGGATGAGCAGTGCCGCTCCGGTTCCTATCCACAAAGGGAGTGTGATGGTCATCAGCATCAGGGTCATCTTTTCCGTGGCGAGGAAAGCCGTGAGTGCCATGAATACCGTCATGATGAAACCTGCCAGCGTATAGTTGCGGTCGGTTGACTTGCGATACTGTTCCAGGATGCTGCTGGCTCTCAGGTCTGCCCGTTCCAGTGCATATCTGGCAAGCTTCATGCTGGCAAAGGAGGCAGCCTTATTACTTATTATCTTTTCCATACCTTATATATATTAATAGGTGAAACATTTCTTTCCTGCAAAGATACGCTTTTTCCGCTTATTTCCCGTATCAAGATGTTAAAAATGAGTTAAACATAAAAGAAAGTTTATGTTTTATTTGGTCGTTAAAAGAATTTTATGTATCTTTGCATCGTGAATAGATAACTAGATGTTTAACAATTTAATTTTAAGCGTATGACACAAAAAGAGTTAGAGCAAGAAATTAAAAGAAAGGAAGACGAAATCAAGGCTCTTCTCGAACTGAAAGACTTGGTCTTCGATTACGAGAGACAGATTGATTTGAGACTCGCAGACCTTTCTAAGCTCTACAAGCAAAGAAAAAACTAAAAAGTCCTCCCCTAGGGGGGGAGGTTCTTTAAACAATATAAATATAAGAATATGGAGCATATTAAAGAATTAATGGCAGAGTATATGGCATTGGCTAGCAAGCAGGATGTCAAGAGCAAAGAGCGCAGAGACGAGATTCATCGCTATCTCAGCGCAAATGCTACGGAGGAGGATAAGAAATATATTAGTGAGGTGGTTGTAGATAGAGTAGCAAACCTGAAGCTGGAGGTTGCCACTTTGCGTGAGCAGCTTGCAGAGGCAGATTATAAATTGCTTCCACTAAGATACATCGCACAGAAATACTTCGGTAAAAGCGCTGCATGGCTCTCTCAGCGTCTCAATGGCTCAGAGGTTCGTGGTCATGCTTATACGCTCAATTCCGAGCAGAAAGATATTTTCAATCGTGCCGTCCAGGAGATTGGACAACGCATTAGCTCTTTGCAGTTAGCATAGGGTTATCTATTCACACATTAAAAATTAAAAGATCGCTTTAGAAGCCCCTGGTGCGAGATGCATCGGGGCTTTTTCGTTCCGAATGGTTCCGATTGATTCCGAATAATTCCCCGAATCACCCCGATTTTATGCTCTACAGCATCTTTTAGTGTTAATTTTTCGCATCGTGCGAAAATTTCCCCGTTTTTATTTGGCGGTTCCGGATTTTCTTCTTACCTTTGCCACCGGTTACAAGATGATAGTAGTCTATCCGGCAGGGCGACCGTTTCGCCTATGGCTTCTCAGCCGCAGGCTTTTTTTATGCCCAAGAGTATCATTTTCCCGGCAACGGGAAAAAGGTGTACCAATATGGCGGCTGCATGAACCGTAAGATTTGATTTGTCCTCTCGGATAAGCCATCATCTTGTAACCAACGGGGAATGCAGCCGCCACCCTTTTCTCACGAAATCAAGTTGGCTGTTAATGGTTACAAGATGATGCAATATGCAGAATTCTATTTTATTAAATGATGCGATGCAGGCTAAGCCTGCCGGCATCCACGTGAATGTGAACGAGGGAATGAAATCCCTCAAGTGTGCAATCAAGCGTGAGGCTAAGCGCCTCATGGCTACCAGGAGCGAGACCTTCAGCTGTCTCTGCGAGGAGAAGGTGACGTATGGCGAGGTGGCATTGGCCATTGTGGGCATAGTCTGCTTCGCGGTAGTGATGATTGCTGGTGGTTATCTTTTCGGAGGGGAGGTGATGTAGTATGGAGAATATAGATGTCTTAACGGATATTGCAGAGCGCGTGGCAGAATACAGGATGTTCTATCCCGACACCACGCTGACAACGATCAGTTCTAACTCGGAAGAAACCTTCAGTGACAAGGAGGCCATGGAACTGAGTCAGAAGGTATGCAGCATGACTAACAGCGGCCTGCTCCAATACAAGAAAGCAGGCAGAAGCCTGTTTATCTTCAAGTCGAGAAAGTTCCTCGAGGTGTCTGAAGGCTTCATGAAGGGAGCCAAGGTGAGATTCCACGACCCCCGCACGCCCGATGACCACCACGAGAGCGTAATGCTTGCCGACGGAATGCGCTACGATGATGGCATTCCCTTTATCTGGACAGAAGGCAGCGATGCCGACAGCTTCGCCGAGTGCAACACCTTCGCAGTATATTGGCGCCCGGTAGAGGAAGAGGGAAAATAGCCATACATCACTCATATGTTTGTCCTTTGCGCAAAGGCAGGAATTCCGTACCTTTGCACGCAGAGAATTATTAACGCAAACATTCATGGAACAAGCAAGACAAGAGTATTTAATCAGATACTTGGAATATCTATGCAGCGCCAACGTCACTTCACGAAAACTTGGCGAGAGCATGAAGTACGTCGCCCATTTCCTGGAACACGCCGAGAGTATCAGTCGCAAGGGATACCAACAGTATCGGCTAAACTTCGCATCCGATATGGCTCTTGCCCCAGGATACTCCGACTGCGTACTTGACTTCCTGACTTTTCTCGGTGTCGGTTACAACAGAAAGAAGAGGCAGGTGAAGGCACTGGAAAAGAAATCAGTGACTTCCGAGCGCAACAGGAATAAGCTCGGTGCTTTTGCCAACTGGCTCTCCCAGGAGTTCGATTTCTCGCACAACACGCAAGCTAGCTACGTCACGGGCATGAAGCTCTTCTATCAGTATGCAGATGACTTCAACACAGAGAACGTGAAACGTTACCTCAAGACGATGGAAGACCAGGGCAAGAAGGCAAACACCATTAATCTCCGCATCTCTGGATTCGAGAAGTTTGCCGAATTCGCCAAGAAGCCCATATCCGTCAAACGGCGCAAGCACAAGCGAACGCTGTCTGTGGAGAACGTGCCAACGGAGAAGGAATACGAGGCGCTGCTGGCCTATCTGAAGGCGAAGCCAAACAAAGACTATTACTTCTTTGTGCGGATACTCGCCACCACAGGTGCCAGACTGCATGAGTTCATGAAATTCACGTGGGAGGACATCGTCCATGGCGAAGTGGTGCTGAAAGGAAAGGGCAGCAAGTACCGCCGGTTCTTTTTCCAGAAGGAGCTGCAGCGCGAGGTGAAGGACTATGTCAAGGAGACCGGCAAGAAAGGTCTTATCTGCCTGAACCGATATGGGCAAGCGATGAACCAGCGTGGTTTTTCGGAAAATCTCAAGAACTGGGGCGAGCATGTGGGCATCGACAGAAAGAAGATGCATGCCCATGCCTTCCGCCACTTCTTTGCCAAGATGTACCTGAAGAAGAACAAGGACATTGTGCAGCTTGCCGACCTCCTAGGGCACGGCAGCATAGATACTACAAGGATTTATTTACAGAAAAGTTATGATGAGCAGCAAAGAGACTTTAATAGAAATGTTACGTGGTAGCACAGAGAATCTTCACACGTTGTGCGACTCGTTCGAGGGAGTGGACATCTACGATGATACAGGTTACGTAGATACCGCATTCTTCAGCGAAGTATTGCAGGCAGTCAGCCGTATGCAGAGCGTTAACGAGAAACTCGTATATAAGCTGCTGCATCTGCTGGCACCGGAATTCACCGAAAGCAATGACGGCAAATCCGGCAAGCAGGACGGGAAGAAGCTGTCAGCAGAGGAAGTCCTCAAGCAATGTACGTTCAAGGACAATATACTCTATCTGCCCAATGTGCAGCTGAGCAAGAAGGCCTATGCCGACGTGAAGGTCTGGATAGAGGAAGCCGGCGGCAAGTGGACGGGCGGCAAGGTGCAGGGCTTCAGCTTCGACTTCGATGCCACCCGAGTGGCAGGCATACTGATGGAGGGCAAGCGGTGTAATCTGGCCAAGGACTTCCAGTTCTTCGCCACGCCACCCGAGGTTGCCGACTGGCTGGTATCATTGGCAGGCGATTTCAGTCCCGACTGTAAGGTTCTGGAGCCTAGTGCAGGAACAGGAGCCATCATCGATGCCATCCACAGGGTGCAGCCAGACGTGGTTGTAGATTGCTACGAGCTGATGCCGGAGAATAAGGAGAAGCTTTCCAAGCTGGATCATATCCGCCTGCTAGGCGACGACTTCACCCAGGCAGAGCACCCTTCGGAGTACGACCTGATAGTAGCCAACCCTCCCTTCTCGAAGAACCAGGACATCAGGCACGTGATGCAGATGTACCATGATCTCAAGCCCGGTGGAACCGTGGCAGCCATTACTTCAAGGCATTGGCAGCAGGCTTCGGAAAAGGTATGCAAGGATTTCCGCGCATTCCTGGAAGAAGTTTCCGCCCAGGTTTACGAGATAGAGGAAGGTGCCTTTAAGAAGAGTGGTACGGGCGTGGGAACTATCGCTATCGTGATAAACAAGCGGGATGGGAAATAGCCATACGGGGCTTATATGTTTGTCCTTTGCGCAAAGGCAGGAATTCCGTACCTTTGCACGCAGAGAATTATTAACGCATAAAACATTTAATAAATTATGAATCAGGAGAAGAATATCAATACCCAGGCAGCAGCCGAGGTAATGACCACCGACGAGTTTCATCGTCAGTTAGTAGAGAACACCGAAGCCATCAACAAGGAGCGTATGGCCTATGAGCGCAAGAAGATCCAGCTTCAGCAGGAGTGCGACTGCCAGAAGGATTTGGCCAACCAAGCCCAGGAGGCAGTTCTGAGAGAAAAGTTTGAAGCAGAGCAGGAGTTCACCCGCAAGAAGATTCACTTCGATGCGCTCGAGCGCAACATCCGCGACGGCCGCCGCAAGGCTACCGAGCTCTACCTTACAGGTATGGCGAAAGTGAAGAGCGAGTATGCCATGAAGAACCTGGAGCTTCAGAACCAGCGCCACAAGATTTTCGAGGCTTACCGCAATTCGGGGGGGCAAGCCTTACGAGATTTCCCAGACCTGGTTTTAAAAACAGATTGGACCCGTCCAAAGCCTAAAGATGGAGGAGTAGAATAATGGGAAAGAAGAATAATGCAGGTAGCCCGGACGTAATAACGGGATTTGATGCGAAAATTCCAGAGGATATGAAATCTATGGAATATCCGCAAAAGATATCTCAAGGCATGAAGAGCTGGTCAGAAAAACACAAGAAAAATCGCGCCTTCCTAATGGTGGTGAATTCTGAGTGTGAAGATTCTGAAGCTGGTGCCGGATGCGTGGCCATAGGCGGAAACCTATCTGTCATAGTCGAGGCTATGATAGAAGCCTACGAAAATGATCCGCATTTCCGTAAGGTAATGCAGACTGTAGTACCAGCGCTTTGTGATAAATATGGAATAGAATTAATGATTTAAAACAAGAAACAATGGAAGATAATAATAAGAATATAAATGTTGGAACTTATGTTGCGGGCAACATTGAGGAGGAGAGAATGCACCCTATCTTTGATGAGTGCGAGGTGAACGACTTTGGTGAGGTAAAGCGCTACCACATGCTCAGCATGAACGGCATGTATATCTCTGGCATTACAGATGACCAGCTGAAGGAGATGCACGGGAAGCTCACGGAGCTGCTCACAGGCGAGAAGCCCCGCAAGTACTACTATGCAGAGGCTTCTATTCCTCGCAAGAATGGCGATATACTTTGCAAGAAGGACTTCGTGGTAGAGACGGATGGAGACAAGTTCCCGCTGGTGGACGCCCTTCATCATTCGCATGCATTTTTCGAGGATTCCAAATATGCGGAGGATCTCGATTTCAAGAACGCCCACATCTGCTGCTGCTTCGAGATCAGCAAGGAGGATTACGAGGCATTCCAGGAGTATCGCAAGAAATAAGATTTTTTTTGGTTATTTGTTACATAAAACAAGCTTTAGTAATAAATTGTGAAATTTTGCCGAAGGTGGTTGCCCGTGAGGGTAGCCATCTTTTTTTCTTAGTCATAAATTTGGTTTTTCAGAAAAAGCGGTGTATCTTTGCACCCGGAGAATTATTAACGCATTAAATTTTCGAGATTATGGAGTTTTTTGATTTCATCATGTTCATATCGTTCGTCATCGCACTGACGGTGGGTCCGTTTATCGTAGGATCCTGCAATCCCGTGTTATGGGTGTTCTATCTTGGCCTGTGCACCATGCTCACCCCATTACTGGGAATTCCCATCTATAAGGCTCTCTTCGGATAATATAATTAAATATAGAATTTATGGGACTGATAACGTATATACAAGGCTACTCCGCCATTATCGCGGTAGTGCTGATGCCATTCCTGGTTAAGAGCAGGGTTCCCGCCTACTGGGTACTCTACCTTCTGTTCTGTACGATTCTTACACCCTTGATAGGGTATCCTCTATATCGGATCTGCATCCTCAAGAGATAGGTTGCAGTCCTTTGCCCTTCGTCTGTCTGTTACTATATTTGCATTACTAATTAGTAATGTACAAAGAATATGGTAACAGACAGTCTTGTTAAAAAGAAATTCGTTCACGAGACTCTTCAGGAAGGCATCCTGAAGATATACTCCACCCAGGAGAACGTGGTACGCAATCATTATAAGCGCCGTACCGGCAGATTGCTCACCACGCTCTCCGCTCACTCGTTCGACAGTCAGATATCGGGCGAGAACCGCACCATCTTCGTGCGGATCCTTCCTTATCTCCGTTTCCTGGATATGCAGTACCGCCAGCGCAACGACCGCATCAGCAAGTTCAAGCGCAGGAACCTGGCACTGTACAACCGCGTAGTCTGGGGCGTATTGTATCACGAAACGTTCCCTAAACTCCGCTATGGCTTCAACGATGAAGTAAGAAACGGCATCCGCCAGGAACTGGAAAAATCACTCAACCCACAAAAATCATAAGTTATGGCCAACAAACATTTAACGGAAGACCAGGTTTCGCTGATAGTGAACGTGGAGTCGTCGAAGGCTCAGCAGGAAATCAAGAAACTGGAGAATAAGCTGATGGGGCTGAAGACCGTCAACAAGCAGCAGCTGAAATCCATGGTAGAGATGGAGGCAGCCGGCAGAAAGAATACCAAGGAATACAAGAACATGGCCGAGCAATATCGTGCCACCAGTAAGGAGATAAGAAGCACCACCAAGGATATATCGGAGCAGACCCAGAAGCTGAATGTCCTGGATATGTCGATGAACCAGCTTCGAAAGCAGCAGAAAATGCTGCAGCGAGAACTGGATGACACAGTCCAGTCGCTCAATCCTGCAGCCTATGCAGCCCTTGAGCAGAAGCTGAAGGATGTGTCGGGAAGAATGGCAGAACTGAAACAGAACGCCAAGGGTTTCAAGGAACTAGCATCAAGTGATGAGGTTAACAGCGTGTTCTTCGGCAACCTCGCCACCAGGGTGGTTGAGTTCTTCGGGCAGCAGGCAGGAAAGCTTCAGGAATTCGTATCAGAATCTGCCAAGGCAGGAATGGAGATGGCAGCCCAGGCTGATGGTGTCATCAAGGCATTCAAGGATATGGATGACCCGAATCTGCTGGATAACCTGCGCAAGGCAACCAAGGGTACTGTGAACGACGTGCAGCTGATGACGGCTGCCGTGCAGGCCAAGGATTTCCGCATTCCGCTGGAAGACCTTGGCAAGTATCTGCAGTTTGCCCAGCTGAAGGCTCAGCAGACGGGTCAGTCGGTAGATTATATGACCAACAGCATCGTGACCGGTTTGGGCCGTAAATCCCCGATGATCCTCGACAATCTGGGTATCTCTGCGGCAGAAATCTCAGAGAAGACCAAGGAGACGGGCGACTTCATGAAGGCTGTAGCCAAGATAGTAGATACCCAGCTTGCCGAGGCAGGCGATACCTACATCAGTGCAGCAGACAAGGCTGCCAGGAAGACAGCCGAATGGGAGAACGCCCAGAGACGGCTGGGAGAGCAGCTTCTGCCGCTCACGGAATCCTATGAAGATTTCTTTTCCGAGACCAAGGTGGGAATCATCAATCTCATCTCCTGGCTGGTGGAGAACCGGAAATCCATCCTCACCCTGGTGGTAGCCTATACAGCCTTCAAGGCAGCCCAGCTTGCCGTAGTCAACGCAGGAAAGCTGCACCTGGCAATGACCAAGGGAATCGTCCTCGTTCATAAGGCATGGAATGTGGTTCTCGGAACGGGTAACGTATTGATCAACGTGGCAAAGGTTGCCTTCTACGGTCTGACCCTTCAGCTGGGTAAGGCCAAGACGGCAATGGCAGCGCTCAACACCACCACCAAGGCCAACATCTTCGGACTGGTAGCTGCAGGCGTTGCCCTTCTCGCCATGAAGCTGTGGGAGATGAAGAAGGCTGCCGATGCTGCAGCCCAGGCGCAGAAGGCACTCAATGTCATCAAGGCAGAAGCCCAGAGGCAGGTGGTGGAGGAAAAGCTGAAGCTGGAGAACCTGATCAAGGTAGCCAATAACGAAAAGCTCTCCATGGGCGAGCGACTCAAGGCTACCGAGGCACTCAACAGGATTGTTCCTCATTACAATGCCACCATCGACAAGACCACCAAGAAATTCAAGGCATCGGATAAGGCACTGAGGGCTTACATCAACAGCCTGGTAAGGCTCTACGAGGTGCAGGGCGCCAAGAAGCAGATCCAGGGACTCGCCGAGCAGCGTGCCGGACTCACCATCAAGCTTACCAAGGCGAAGGATCGTCTGGCTGATGCCAACAATGCCCGTGGCTTCCAATATACCACATCATGGGGCGCTACCGGAAACACACAGGTGGATGCCGTCTCTCGTTTCAAGTCAGAAGTAGAATCGCTTACTGATGGCATCAACCAGATCGACAAGCAGATTGGCATCATAAGGAACGCCTACGGCAAAGACATCATGCACCAGACCGTGAAGGATGCTACGGATCCGGAGGTTCCAGACAGCAATATCGGCGGCAATGGCGGCGGAAAAACGGGCGGCGGTCATACCACCGGAACATCATCAGCCCCTAACCCAGACGATATCGCATCGAAGAAGTTTTCAGAAAACCGCCAGGCTGATATCGATGCTGCCAATCAGGATTACCAGCAGGACGTGAACAACTGGAACATGGCTCTCGCCCAGAAGCAGACCACCCAGGAGAAGTATGACCTTGCCATGCAGGCACTGAAGACCCAGCATACCGCCAACATCCTCGCCATCGAGACCTCCTACAGCGAGCAGTCGCAGAACATCGATATCAAGGATGCCGAGAAGAAGAAATCACTCCAGGATAAACAGCTGGACAACCAGCGCAAGGCAGAACAGGCGCATTTCGACCAGCAGGTGGCAGCCGAGCAGGCTTATCAGGATGCCCTGGCAAAGGTGATGGAGCAAGGGGAGACGCAGCAGGAACTGACCCTGGAGCAGCAGCGCGACCAGAAACTGGAGATACTGAAGGGATATTACCAGGCAGCCCTCGACCTCGCCAAGCAGAACGGAGAGGACACCGTGCAGGTAGAGAAGGCATATAAAGATGCACAGGCTCAGATAGAGTCGGAGTATACCACCAAGCACTCCGAGCAGCTTGCCCAGCAGGCAGACAAGGAGAAACAGGCAAGGCAGGCTCTCGGTTTCGACCAGCAGAGCGAATACGACCTGCAGCTGCAGCAGCTGCAGACGGCTCTCGATAACCAGTATATCACCCAGGAGGAATATGAGAAGAGGGTGCAGCAGATGAAGAAGGAATCCTTCATGAAGCAGGCACAGTATTACACCGACCTCTTCAGCAATGCCGTGGGTGCGCTGCAGAATGCCGAGATGGCGAACGTGGATGCCAAGTATGATGCAGAAATCAAGGCAGCCGAGGGTAATACCGCCCTTCAGGAGAAGCTGGAGAAGAAGAAGGCCAACGAGAAGCTGAAGATACAGAAAAAGTATGCCGACGTGAACTTCGCCATGCAGGCAGCTCAGATCATCTCGAATACTGCCACCTCCATCATGAAGGCATACAGCGAGATGGGTCCGATAGCCGGAAGCGTGGCAGCTGCCCTGATGGGTGTGACGGGCGCAGCCCAGCTTGCCGTGGCGAATGCCGAGCGCCAGAAAGTGAAGCGCATGACCCTCAACGGATCAGCCAGCGGAACCTCTTCGGCAGGCAGTCGCATAGCCAGCGGAAGGGAGAGCGGTGGACGCATCGACGTGGAGCGGGAACAGGACGGCAAGCACTTCAATGCTGAATACTCACCTGGCAAGCGAGGATATATCGACCATCCTACCGTCATCGTGGGCGAGGGTCCCAAGGGCAGAAGCAAGGAGTGGGTGGCATCGAATGCAGCCCTGGAAAATCCTACCATCGCACCGCTCATCCATCTGATGGATGCAGCCCAGCGAGCCGGTCAGATCCGCACCTTTGATATGGGCAAATATCTGATGGCCATGCAGGGCAGGGCACTGGGAGGCAGCATAGAACCTGCTCCGTACCCTCTCCGTACCCGCTCCGTACCAAGTCTTAGTGGGGCTGATTCCTACGTCCGGACGCAGGAATTCCCACATCGTGACGCAGGAATTGCTACGTCGGGACGTAGTAATGACGAGCTCCTGGCACTGCTCAGGGAGCTTCGAGACAACGGAATCCACTCCCATATCTCGCTCACGGAGCTTGATGCCAAGCAGGAACTGAGAAACCAGGCGAGGAAATTTGCCAAAAAATAAATGATGATCTATGAAAATAACGAATCTGGATAAGGGAAAAACCTACCAGCTTGGCGAAGGTGCCAAGCTGGAGGTGGAACGGACCAATCCGTTCTTCAACGACTACGGGGAGACGACTACCCCGCTGGATATTCCGGCAAGCGACTACAACCGCATGATACTGGGATATCCCGACACCTTCGGCCTGCGGGAGAAGATGGTGGCAGCCAACGTGAGCATCGAGGACGGGGAATATTTTGCCCAGTGCAGGCAGATTGTACTCTCGGCTCAGCACAAGGGCAACATCTCCTCTTCCTTCTACATCAACGACGGATCCTTCTACTCGAAGATACAGAACGTGAAGCTGAAGAGCATCTTCAAGGACGAGATGATACCGGGGTGCAGCACCCTCGATGAGTGCATCAGTTTCTGCCGGTCGCTCATCGGCGGAAAGAACGAGAACTACGATATCTTCCCGGTGCTGCTCACCGACGACTCGGGCAAGGATACCGGCTACGACTACAAGATCCTGAACGGATGGGGCAACCAGCAGAAGCTGCCGGATGCCAAGTACTGGAGATTCAAGAACACCGGAGGCTACGAGTATGTGGCGGCTCCTGATGCCTACGATTTCGTGACGTGTGCCGGGAAGTCGAACCGGTTTCAGGGCGAATTCAACCGCACGGAATACGTAAACGAGATTCCGGTGAGCCTGACCCGGGGCTACTACATCTCTCCGTTCATCAGAGCCAACTACGTTCTGAAGCGGGTGTTCAAGTACTTCGGTTACGACCTGCAGGAGAACTTCTTCACCCAGACCGAGCCGTTCACCAAGATGGTGCTGGTGAATAATGTGATAGATGTGATGGTGAACGGGCATATCCGCATCGAGGACCTTCTGCCGGATGTGTCCGTCTCCGATTTCCTCTCTGTCTTCCGCAAGAAGTTCCTGTGCGAGTTCATCTCCGATGAGGGGACTCACCAGGCGAGCATCATCTTCCTGAAGGATGCGGTGGAGAGTGCTCCTGCAGCAGATCTCACCCGCCAGATGACCGAGGAGCCTACCTTATCCTATAAGACGGCATCCGACTACAAGCGGGTGGTGCTGCGGGCGAAGCACCAGGCAGACAGTGACGCCGAGGACAGCTACGACGATCTGAAGGATATGCTGGCGAAGAACACCGGTGCCTACTTCGACAAGGTGGATGGCTGTTTCTACAAGGACGGATATTCGGGTAACTATCATGTGAAGTCGAAGATAGGCGAGGGTTCGCAGAGCTATGATACCGGCGAGGAAGATACCGACACCCAGGATATCGAGATACCCGAGATGATACCGGAGACGAGAACGCTGAAGTATCGCCAGTCGGCAGATGATGATACCATCAGCCGGGAGATGGGCAGATTTCTCTACATAGGCAGCTATGCCACGCTCAACTCATCGATGAAGGTTGCCACCGAGGATAATTCTGAGAGCAGCGAGGAAGCGGTGACTACCCCGGTGATGCTTGCCTTCCCGTATGTATCGACCGACGGGATGCCTTGCGGAACCGTCACGGCATACGATATCCACTACGAATATGACAACCGATTCGGTCCGCCATCTCATGCTTCAGAGGAGTCCCTCTACCGCAAGATATTCGATTATGCCCTGGTGTATAACGGAGACGACGGCATCTTCGAGAAGTTCTACCGACAGTATGACCTTCTCTTGAGGAATTCACTCCAGGAACTCAAGGTGAAGCTGCTGCTCACTCAGTCGCAGAAGCAGAACCTGCCATCCTATGCCAAGGTGGTGATCAGAGGCGTGAGCTTCTTCTTCAACAAGCTGAAGTTTACCCTCGGAGGGAAGAGTGAACCTACGGAAAGCGAGCTCAGGACCATCGCCCTGACTACCCCTATACATGAAGCTTCGCGGATGATAGACGTGATGCCAGCCTTGAGCTGCGGTTACAGATGGGTTGGCCATGAAGAGACTGTGGAGGTGTCGGGCAGCGAATATGAGAATTCGGGAGACGACAAGGACCGAACCTTCAAGATTATCTATCCTCCTCTTCCTTCAGCCGAATACGTGGGACAGAAATATGGTCTGCAGAAGACGTTTGTGAGCCAGAAGACCAGACATGCGACGATGTTCCGTCACTCCAAATGGGTGTACCACTGCACCACGACATGGCTGGAATGCGAGAAAATCTAGGATGCGGGAGTCCTTTGCAAGTTATCTGTATTATCTTAATTTTGCGTTATAAATAATCAACCCAACATTAAGATGATACAGGTTTTATTATATCCAGATGCCCTGAGCCTGGTAGGCTCCATGAATGCCTTCGAGATATACAACGACTCGGAGACAGACGTGGTCTTTGCCCTTCGTTACCATGGCGCAGAGCAGAACATCGTTCAGCACACCTATACGCCGAACGATGAGCACCGAATTACGGTAGATGTGAAAGACATCATTCTTCCGCTGCTGGCTTTTGAGCTGAAGGATGACAGCGTACCGTATATCCAGGAGAACATCATGAAGGCATTCTCGGTAGAGATCTACGAGGTGGGGGATGCCGGCAACAGGAAGGAATTCTCCTTCTCGGTGATCAGAGCCGGAGTGGATAAGCTCGCCGATTCTGCCGAGAATTTTCTGAAAAACAATTTCCTCACCTGGCAGCCGCAGGTGAAGGCAGTGACGTATTATTCGCCGGAGTTCCTGACCTATTATGCTGCAGAAGCCTGCGCGGTGAAGTGCAAGGCGTATCTCTGGAACGGCACGGGATATACGGAATCGGAAATCACGCTTGCCCATCTTACCGAGGGCTGCGTCTATACCATCCCGGTGCAGTATGCCATCATCGCCAAGGCTCTCGAGCACAAGACTCCGTCCTACTATGACGTATGGGTGGAGAAGGAAGGCGGCGACCGGCTTACCTATGTGCAGCGCTACTATGCCAGCGACATGAAGAGCGAGGAGGAAGAATGGTTCCTCTTTGAGAATTCGCTGGGAGGAGTGGACTGCTTCAGGGCTTACGGCAACAGCGAGAATACTGCAGAACATACCCACAACGTGGCTGAGATCGAGGATGACTCGGAGGAATATCGTGTAGATACCACCAGGAAGTTCAAGAAGAACACCGGCTATCTGGACGGTAAGGAGCGCCTGTGGCTGCTCGACTTCTTCCCGAGTCTGGGCAAGTATGTATATCATCGCAACAGCTGGCGGAAGATTACCGTCACCGAGAGTGACGTGAACTATGAGGCGAAGGAACTTCCGTCCAACTATACCTTCACCTACAAATATTCCGATGCCCGTCCTTACCTGAATCTCTCGAGAGCAAGCGGGGAGAGCCTTAAGCAGATGGATATCCATCTGCCTGATATCGGAAATTTTACTATCGCCCCTCGCTTAGTTGAGTTCCCGCGCCAGCAGCTGGGTGGAGGGGTCTTGTTCCCGGTTCAGGATCCTCACTCGGAAGAGTGGGGTACTACCACTGCAGATGCCATCTTTTCAGCCTTCCTCTCGGCGATATCCAACCGATATTCAGGAAATGGAGAGGTTGGCCACGAGCATATCAACATCAGTGTGCTCGATGCACTCTCCTTCGTGGGAGGATACCTATTATATAAAGGTGAGAAGCTGAAGGCTGGTGTGGCTGATGTGGCAAAGGATCTGGACGGAGAAGCTGCCATCCTGAAAAAGTATATCCGCAGGGATATTGATGATACTGCAGAAGGTACGATAACCTTCGAGAAGGTGCAGAAGCTTGTAAGTGGATTGCTTGTCGGTAACTTCAACAATGAGAACGGAGGCTCGTGGACTCCCGATGCAGAAGGTCGTTCGCATCTCATCACAGATTATCTTGAGGTGAGAATGAAGGCTATCTTCGAGGAACTGGTTATCAAGAAGACATCCACCATCGGTGGTAAGGAGATTATTTCTCCTGCTGGCGGCGTGGTGGCTCATAATGTAGAAGAGGTTACTGTGACATATAATAATGTGTCACAGAAGGCTTATCGTTGCT